CGAACCAGCAACCCACTTCGGGAGCTAGGAGATAGCCGATGGCGCTCCAGGGTTATCTCGCGGGCATCTACCGCTCGGTGGGGCGGACAATAGGCGCTGCTGTCAAGCAGAACCTACTGGACAACCCAGGATTTGAGTCCGGCGCGCTAACAGGCTGGAGCTCCACCGGGACGGTAGTAGCACAGTCCGGCGGGTCCCGCGGCGGCAGTGGATTCGTTGCCAAGGGCACAGACGGAGGGACCGGAGCCAGCTTGTACCAAACGGTCACGCTGGCTTCGGCCCTCGGAAGTGCTGTCGCCTGCGTTGCCAAGGTGTGGGCGAAGATGCAGACGGGGAAGTCTGCGCTCCTAACTGTCGTATTCAAGGATGATGCTGACGATACGCTCGCCACAAAGACGATGACCATTACAAGTACCCCGTCATACTCTGAGAACGGCTGGGGCCTGTGGTCAATGCGCATCACCGCTCCTGAAGACACGAAGAAGATCGTGTATACGTTCAGTTCTAATGCAGATCAGACGTGGTACATAGATGACTGTGGTCTGATGTTGCTACAGCAAATCCTCGGAGCGACCGGGGAGCTGAGCGCATCCATCACCGTTCAGACTCAAGACATCACCACGTTCGCGTCGGCGGCAGCTAACAGCGGGTTCAGGTCGCATTACCCGGTCCTGCGGAGCGGGGAGACGATCACGGTCCGCACGTTCTGGTCTACCGATGATACATACCAGATCACAGAGCAAGAACCTGTGTACGTACTGCTCTACGTGAATACTACGACTCACGAGCGGTGGGAGTTCTGGGCGTATATCTCGGGGATCACACAAAGGTTCCCTCTAGAGGGCGTGCGCGAGGGCGACCTTACGCTCACGGTGGAAGGCGACGTTGGATTCACTTCGGCGGTGGCTAACTAGCGGGAGGCGAGAATGAACATCTGTGTGTACGGGATCAGTCTGAATGAAGAGCGCAACGTAGCGCGCTTCATGGATTCGACCCGAGACGCGGATGGTGTTTATATCAGCGACACGGGATCCACCGATGATACGGTTGACCTGTTGCGCCGGAAGGGTGCGAAGGTGCAATCTATCTCGGTGGTCCCGTGGCGCTTTGACAAGGCCAGGAATATCAGCCTTGACTACGTTCCAGAAGACGCCGACGTGTGCGTATGTCTGGACCTAGATGAGGTCCTTGTTCCCGGCTGGCGGGAGATCGTAGAGCGCAGTTGGGTGAACGGCACTACCGTGTTACGGTACCCGTTCACAACGGACTGGACTGATCCGGAGCAGACAAAGCCGAAGATTGTTATCTGGGGATTCAAGGTCCACGCGCGGCATGGCTACAGGTGGAATTATCCGGTACACGAGGTTCTAGAGCCGGAGGACCCAGAGAAGCAGCAAGTTGTCCTCATCAAGGACGAATTGATCCGCCATTATCCCGACATTGAGCGGGATAAAACCGAGAACAGGCTGCCGCTCTATGAGATGTGGATGGATCAGTACGTGAACAATCCTCGAATGGTTCACTACTACGCATCGGAGCTGGCGCGTCAGAAGAAGTATGCCGAGGCGGAGCGTTGGGCGCACAAGTTCCTTTCCTTGGTGCCAGGGTACATTGACCCTCCGATAGAGGACATAGATCAGTGGAGCGTGCTCCGCGCCGCCGTGTGTCGCCTAATCGCGGCGTGCAAAGGGGCCCAAGGGCGGCCAGCGGACGAGCTTCTGATCTGGATGCTGAGGTCGCTTGGGGAGGCTCCGTGGCAGCGCGAGACTTGGATCCGTATGGGTCAGTTCTGGCTGGCAGCCGGGGATTGGGCGGCAGCCGAGGCGGCGCTGCGTCGTGGCCATATGATTACGGCTAACGAGGGCTGCATTGAGATTGAGATGGAGTGCTGGGATGAGCGGTCGCAGGAGATGCTTGACCTGGCACGAAAGAAGCTCGCTGAACAAGCCAAGGAGACGGAATGAGCAAGTCGAACCTACTACAGGCGTATCGGGCGGCGTCCAAAGAGGCGCACGTTCGCAAGTTCAATGTCGGCGGGACCGAGATTGAGGTCCCCAGGCTGAACCTATGGCACCAGGCGCAATTCGAGGCGCTAGTCCGCAAGGACACGCCGACGTTCTCGCTGGCAACTACCAGGAACAAGGCGGCCATGGCGATGGCGCGTTGTTCCGAGGCCGCGATGAAGGACCTGCGGGAGCGCGGCGTACCGGACGAGTTCGCCGATGCGCGCGAGGCGCAGCTGTGGAAGCAAGAGTTCCTGGCGCGGCTTCTGTCTGGTTGGGAACCATACGCCGAGGCGCTGTTCGGGGTGTTCACGCGCCGGCACATGGCCGAGGCGCTGGCGCTAGCGCTGCAGCAACAGTATGGGGATGAGATCGAAGAGGACGGGAAAAAGATCCCGATTGACAGGGCGTTTGTGGACGTCCTGTTCAGTGGATCGAACCAGGTCTTGGAGACAGCATTCCTGTGGTGTACCGGGCTTCAGGACATCCCCGAAGAGGCAACCGGAGCCGATGCCGTCAAGACGATTGATGAGATGCTGGATTCCATGGTAGGCAACCCAAAAAACTCCGAGAGTGGGGCAGCCGAGAGTGGAACTTCTGGGACTTCATCCCCATCGTCTGCTCCACCTACGGCATCGGGCTCGACGACATCGGATGCCTCGACGACGAACAGTTCGGGTTCCTCGTAGCGGGCTTGGGGGCCATCTCCAGGTACCGCATGGGGGAGCAGATACCGGCGATGGCCGATGAGAAGGTGTGGAAGGAGGTGCGCCAGGCCGTACCGCACGCTACGCTGGTATCGGAGGCGCTAGAAGATGACCTAGAAGTGGATTGCAAGGAAAAGGGCCTGATAGGGCCGAGGGGGTGATGGCGTGAACCGGATCGGCGTAGCGTATGCCGAGATCCAGCTACAGAAGGACAAGTTCCTTTCTGACGTCCGTAGCGCCGAGTCCGGATTCCGCCAGGGCGCACAGGGAATAGCTCAGTCTGCCAAGACTGCTACATCTACCATCGTAGGAATGGCCTCCGCGGTAGTCGGTCTAACCGCGGCGGTCGCGCAGCTTCGCAAGTCTGTCCAAGTCGTTCGCGAGTTCGACACAGCGTGGCGCAATCTGTGGGTGCGGATGGGGAATCTATCCGAGAAACAGATGCGCACGTTGTCAAACGAGATCGCCGATATCGCCATTGAGTACGGCCATATGTCCAGCGCTGGCGTCCGGGCATTCGACAAGATCGTCCAATCCGGTAACAGTGCGACCGAGGCGATGAAGATCTACAAGGCCGCAGCGCGGCTTGGTACTTTCGACAATCTCGGGATCGAGAGGGCTGCCGATTCTCTTGAGAACATCATGTCCGCCTTCCGCATGTCCGGCGATCAGGCGGAGGAACTGGCCGCAAAGCTCGTTGCCACGAAACGGCCCATAGAGGAGATCGCCGCCGCAGTGGCCATGGTAGGACCTGTGGCTTACGGGATGAACGTCAGCTTGGATGAAACGCTCGCATTGCTGACGGTCATGTCACAGACCATGGGCGATGCCGGTGCTGCCGCAGCCGGGCTGCGGACAACGATAACCACTCTCGCCACAGGTTCGGGCGATCTTGGCAAAATCATTCAGAAGCTCGGCTTCACTTCCGGGCGGGCGATGATCGAACAGCTTGGACTTGGGAAGTCCCTGGCCTTTGTTCAGGCGGCAGCGAAGGCCGCGGGGATGGATCTAGAGCAGCTAGGGTTCTCTTCCAGGACATACGCGGCAGCGGCGGAGGCGGCGAACGCAGCGAGCGGGGAAACGGCGCAAGTCTTCAAGGATATAGAGGAAGCCGGAGACAATTATGCGCAGGTTCTAGAGAAGATCACCGGTAGTTACCAGTTCCAACTCAACAAGGTATCCGCGCAATGGAATGAGCTTCTAATCGCTCTCGGCGAGATCATCCTGCCGGTAGTCCTCCAGATACTCAACCGTATCGTTCCAGCAGTGAAGTCCATGGCCGAATGGATGAAGAAGAATTCAGAAGGGATTCAGTTCTTCATAAAGCACGCCCTGAAGATGATCGGGCTCGTGGCAGGAATCGCATTACTAGGCAAGGCGTTCGCGTTGCTATCATCTCCGATCACGTGGCTAATCGCAGCGGCGCTGGCGATGTACATCGCATGGGACGTCAATCTGTACGGCATCCGAGACAAGGTCATGAAGCTTTACGAGGCCTTGGTGGGCCTCTTGTCGCCGATCGGCGAGTTCATCCTGGCGCTGTTCGGTATTGAGGACGCTACGCCGACAGTAGAGGCGCTAGTAGGTGCATTCACAGCCCTGGTGGCAATCAAAGTCGTGGGTTGGGCGACCGGCGTAGTCGCAGCCATTGCCGGCATCTCTACAGGAATAGCAAATCTGATCGCGGCCATCGCGGCCTTTATGGCGAACCCGGTAGTCCTTGCCTTCCTCGGGGTCCTGGGATTTAGCAAAGAAGCTCAGGCACGGGAGGCTATCCCGCCATTCGAAGAAGCGAAGAAGTTGTGGGAAACGTTTGGGGTATTCCCGACCACCATGGCTCCTCCAGAGATGAGCAGGATGAATGCGCGGGCTCTAGGGGAGCAATTGGAGAAGGCGTACAACGAGGGGAACTTCCAAGAAGCGATTGACGCTTTCGTAGAAGTCCACGATGAGATGTTCGCCACGGTCCGCGAGACCGTTCCAGATCAAGCCGATGAGATCATCCTGGCCTACCTGACGGCTGTCCAGGATCAGATAGCGGATCCTAATGCAAGTCAGGCAATCCGCAATGCGCTTGCCGATCTATATGGGTTCACACCAGAGGAGCTGATGATCCCAACGTCGGCCCGAGATGCTGGCGAGGCGTACGGAGAAGCGCTAGAGGAGACGATCAACTCCTTACGGCTACAGGTTAGCGGATTGCAGATTGACGCGTCCTTGGCCATCTCGGCGGCAGCGGCGCAATTCAGTTCAGAGCTACAAGCGGCCTTCCAGTCGGCCCTATCCGGGGCGTCCATGTCATTGACGGCGCCGTCGCTGCCGGAGTTAGTCCTGCCACCTGGCGCCATTCAACCGTATCAAACGGGCGGCGCAGTCCCAGGACAGGGTTCCGGCGACATCGTGCCGGCCATGCTAGAGCCGGGAGAATTCGTAGTGCCGAACTGGATGATGCGGATTCCATGGCTGCGCTCACTGATCGAAACGATATGGAAGCGGGGGAGGGCATTACAGGCGGGCGGTCAAGCCACCAAGTGGACAGACCAGGCCGCGCAGTGGCTAGAGGACTGGTGGATTACTGGAGGGGCCGCCTACGACGTCCCAGCCGCTCAGGGATGGATCAATGCGCTGCGATCGTTTGGCCGCGAGGTTGATGACGCGACATCAGCAATAGACGCTGCGGCTGAAGCTGCCGCTTCGTTTGTGAACGACTTTGAACTCGGAAGCTTCAGTCTAGAGGAGGCGACAAAGTCGGCCACCGAGCAGATGGATGGGCTTAGTGGCGGGTGCTCCTCGGCATCGGCAGCGTGCAATGCGCTCGCGGAGGAGACACAAACCCTCGCGGAGATGATCCGGGACATCTCAATTGCCGACCCGGCCAAGGCGGCGTTCCAACTCGCGCAACTCATGGGGATGCTTGACCGGCTCAACATTGAGGAGCTGGGCGCCATGTCCGGCAAGTATCGTGAACTCGTTTCCGGATTAGAGGAAGCGATCGAATGGCTGGACACGCTCGGATACCCGGCGGAGAAGTTCCAGCAAACCCTGGATGCGATTGTGGCGCTGTTCGATCCGCTGGATGCATTCCGGCGGCAACTGAGGGCACTCATCTACGAGGACCCCAGAGAAGTCGGGCGGAGGATACGCGAAGCCGGTCTAACTGGTTCCACAGGCGAGTACGTAGGGGAGCTGGCGAAGGCGATGCGCGACGCCGTGGCCGGAGCCGTCGGCCAGCCGCTCGCCGGGTGGACAGAGCCGGCATGGACTGGCCAGCAAAACCTGGAGCGGATCTACGGAGAGATGACCGCTGGAGGGTACGTCCCAAGCCAGGAATTCACGGCCTGGGTCAAGGAGTCCGGCGGCTCCCTACAGGACTTCTCACAGAATATAGTTACCACAACGCAAGCGATCCGGGATCTAGGCCAGTCTGCACAGGCCGCAGCATCTACGACGTGTGTCGGTGGCGTATGCCGGCGCGTTCCTGGGTACCAGTACGGCGGCGTTGTCGAGGAAGATGGCCTCGTCTACGTTCACGAAGGCGAGACGATCATTCCGTCTAGCATCGGGGAGAAGAACTGGGCTCAGATCGCGGCGTGGGAGGCGGCGGGGGGCCCACAGTTCGATGATGAGGTTGAGACACTAGCCGAAGCGGTAGAGCAGGTGGATGCCGCCGTAGAAACCCTCACGGCCACCGTAGAGACGGCGACTATACAGAACGCGGCCATAGCACAAGCCGTGATGAACGCCACCGGCAGCATTCAAACCGCTGCGACGTATGGAAGTCCTATGATCCGGACAATCAACCAGGCCCCGTTCGCGGAGATCGGCACCACAAGCCGCGCGGCCAAGGTCAGCACGGAAGTCTTGCTCAATGAGTACGATGCAGCCATCCGCGTGCTAGAGGATGAGATCCGCAAGCTTGAGATCCTCGGAATGGACACCACCCAGGCCGAGAATGCGCTTGTGGAATTCCGGGCAGAGGTCCTTGGTACAACGCCGGAACTTATCCGATGGAAGGATTGGCTGAAGGACGCCGGGGATTGGGGTGTCATGTTCAACGCTGCATTAGAGGCGATCCCGGAGAAGATCACTATCCTGGGGCATACGTTCACCATTCTTTCGGAGGATACCCGTAATCGGGTGCGCGACTTCCTCTCTGCTCTAGATGCACGTTACGTGAACCAGCTTGCCGACACCATTGCAGGAGACGTATTCGGATCATACGCCGGTTCGATCAAGGACATCGGTGGCGGTCTTGCTACCGGGAACTGGGCACGAGTCGCGCTTGGAGCGTACAACATCCTGAAACAGGGGTTATCCGATGCCAGCCAGAGCATCACCGATACAGTAGACGAGCTGACACGTACGCTGGAGGAGGGGGCGCAGATCGCTCGGGATGCATTCAACACGGTCGCTGGGTGGACCGAGGCGGCGTTCAGTAGAGTCAGAGATGCTGCCAACTGGCTAGGAAGCAACCTGCAGAAGGTAGGAACGACAGTCGTTTCAGTCCTGATGCGCTTTGGGGATACGCTATCCGGCATTGTTCGACAGACCGAACAGATGGCCATGATCCAGGCAGACCTGGCAGCGGTTCAAAAAGGCTTCCTGTCCCTCCTCCTAGGCTTCCTGTGGCCGATCGCGGCGGTGCTGCATCAGATCGCAGGACTGTTCGGAGAAACCGAGGAGCAAATCTACCAAGGATCGCTGAACGTGCCATCAGGCTGGAAGGTTGAACGTGCGGAGTATAAAGCCGCCACACCTGGGGAGCCGCCACTATCCGGCGAAACGACCCAGGACAAGCTGCCTGCGTGGTTGCGGGGCATTGTCGAGAAGTTCCAGGATGCGATTGATGCCATCCTAGAACCAATCCGCCAGTTCATTCAGGCGCTGGAGGACCTGTGGCAGGCAATCGCACCGTCGGTTATCACGGCATTCCTCGCAGTAGTTCAGACGCTAGTAGATATGCTACAACCGATCGCCGACTGGATGCTCGAAACGCTCCTTCCTGACTTACAGGCATTCTTTGACGGATTCGCGGCGTGGTGGAAGGCCGAGGTTGACCCATTCCTGAAGAGCCAGGTGTTCCCGAAGCTCGGCGAGTGGTTTGTGGCGCTATACGAACTGCTACGAGACGAGATCATCCCATACCTGAGAGACGACATGTTCGCATTCATTGTCGAGGCATGGCCAACCGTGGCTACAATCGTGGAACGGGTCGGCGGAGCGTTCGGCGCTCTGTGGGAGGTTGTAGTCCAGGCGTTGATCCCAGGATTGCAGCTTGCGCTCGCGGTGACAGACACGTTCTCCTCGGCGCTAGATGGGATCTCAAAATGGATCGCCAACACGTTCGCGGCGGACCTGAAGTCCATCTTTGACTCATTGCTAGAATGGTGGAAGAACGACGTAGACCCGTTCCTGAAGAGCAAGGTGTTCGTAGAGCTTGGAAAGTGGATGGAGCGGCTGTGGCGATTCCTCGCCGATGACCTGATCCCATTCCTTGTCCAAGACGTATTCGGGATGCTGCGGCAACAGTGGCCGGCCATCGTGAAACTGGCTGACTCGGTTGCCAACGTCCTGGCGGCGCTGTGGACGATTGTGAAGGAGAATCTCATTCCAGTTGTGAATCTTGGGATCTCAGTCCTCTCAACGTTCGCGGCGATGGTTGACAGCGTGGCGATATGGATGAGGGACACGTTTGCCAAGGACCTGCGCGAGATATTCGGCGCGTTGCTAGAGTGGTGGCGGACGCAGGTAGATCCGTTCCTGCGTTCGAACGTATTCCCGGCTATTCAGAAGGCGCTTGAGGACGTGTGGAATGCGGTAGTTAGCCACCTGCAACCGATGCTTGACCTGATTGCACAGTCACTGCGCAACCTATGGCCACACGCCGAACGGGTTCTCCAGCAACTCGGGCCGCTATTCGAGCAGCTACTGAAGACAATTCAGGATAGATGGCCAGAGATAGAGCGGATCATAATCCGATGGATTGACAGTATCCCAGCCAAGCTTGAGGGGTTCATTAGCAAGATGGACTGGGACATCAGATGGATGGACACGATCGGAGGACTTCTGGCGTCTATAGCCGGGCTACTGGACCCGTTGCGGCCTGTATTCAAGCTGTTCAGTGATGGATTACTCCTAGTCGCAAACGTTCTGAAGGGCGTTGTAGATGTCATCAAGTGGGCTTGGAATGCGATCTGTGATATAGTAAGCTTCGTAACGTTTGGGCTGGTGAAGCTTCCAAAGATGGGATCTGGAAGCTCAGGGACGTCCAGTAGTGCATCCAGTAGCTCAAGTGGATCGTCCGGCGGCGCGGGAAGCAGTTCCGGCGGCTCAAGCGGATCTTCCGGCGGTTCCAGCGGCGGCACGACATCTCAGGCTCCACAGGGAGTATCATGGCTTTCGCGCGAAGAGCTTTGGGCCGCTGGCTTTTCCAGGGGAGATGGCACAAAGGGGATCTATGTTCCTGGGATCGGCACAATCTTCACCGCTTCAGAACAGATGTTCTATGAAGACGTTCTAGGCGTACTCACGGATGCACAAGCCAGGGCGGCTTGGGCCAGCGCTCCCGCGGCGGCCAAAGGCGGCGTCATCCCGCGGCCAACGATGGTGCTAGCAGGAGAAGCTGGGCCTGAGGCCATCATCCCGCTGGAACGGTTCAGTCGGTATCCGCTTGGGGACATCACGATCAACAACATCGTGACGTTGGACGGCGAAGTGGTCTATCGCAGCGTGCAGAGGCGGGCGGCCAAGGATAACATGCGATCTGGCTATAATCTTCCAGGAGTCCCGGCATAGGAGGTGAGGTATGCGAGCGAATATAAACCTGACAGTGTACGAGAACGCCGACTACCGCCAGGGATTCATCTGGAAGACCGGGCAGGAAGAAACGCCAGTTGATCTGACTGGATGGAGCGCGGAGATGCAGATCCGCTCCTCACCGGTAGGAGATGTCATCCTAGAACTGACAACGGATAACGGGGGCATCGAGATTGCGAACCAACTCACGGATAAGGGACGGTACGATCTGATCATCTCGGCAGAGGATACCGATGGGATCTGTCCGGATCACCGCGACAGGACCGCAGTCTACGACCTGTTCCTGATCTCTGACTCTGGAGAGCGCCGTCTCCATCAGTACGGGCACGTCACGTTTGTGGCGGCGGTAACGCGCGAGGTGACAACGTGATGGACGTAATCAAGGTAATCACGGAAGAGGTCCCTCAGATCATCCTGACCGGGATTGTCGGCCCGCAGGGGCCTGGCGTACAGTGGCGCGGCGCATGGGATAACGAAACGGAGTATGCTCCTAATGACGTGGTAGGATATATGGGTAAGACATGGATCACTGAGGAAGGATGCATCGGCAAGGAGCCGGGCGTTGATCCGGAGTGGGAACTGTTTGTAGACGTCGGAGACATTGACGGCGGGACCCTGTAGGAGGTGTTAGATGGCGAAGATTCAGATCAAACGTGGCACGGCTGCGATCGGGACCCAACTCGACACAGGAGAGTTCGGGTTCAAGACGGATGACAAGATCCTGGCAATTGGTACTGGAGTAGGTAGCGCAGCGGAGCGGGTGAGCCTGTGGGATGAGTACAGCGCTCATAGCATCCTTGCCTCGGTGGCAGCGGATACGCCTGCAGCGGTAACGGTTGATGAGCAGCGTGTCGTAGGTCGCAAAACTGGCGGCAACATCGCAGCTCTGACTGGGACGGAGCTATGGACAATCCTAACCGGACAGGCCGGGGCTGACGTATCCATGAACTCAAAGAAGATCACGAACTTGGCCAACCCGGCCAGCGCGCAGGATGCCGCCACAAAAGACTACGTTGATTCAGTGGCAACCGGCCTGTCTGTCCATGAGGCCGTGGCTTGCGCGACTACGGAGAACCTGACATCGCTCTCCGGCGAGCAGACGATTGACGGCGTACTCACGAGCGAATCGCGTGTCCTGGTGAAAAATCAGAGCACGGCTAGCCAGAACGGCATCTACGTCACGGCATCCGGGTCTTGGTCGCGTGCTGCCGACATGGATTCAGCGGCTGAAGTCCCGCACTCGTTTGTGTTTGTATCCGGCGGCACCACACAGAAGGACACCGGCTGGGTTTGCACGAATGAGCCGGAGAACATCGTCCTTGGAACCACGGCCATCACGTTCGCGCAATTCTCCGGCGCTGGCTACGTTTCGGCTGGGACAGGGCTCACCAAGGTCGGGAACGTCATCTCTGCCACGGGCGGCCTAGCAGACATCGCCGGCCTAAGTCCAACCAAGGGGAACTTGGTAGTAGGCAACGGGACCCATTGGGTGGAGCTGGGAGTTGGTACAAACGATCACGTCCTGACGGCAGACAGCACTCAGACCGCAGGGGTCAAGTGGGCTGCGCAGACCTCCGGCGTCAATACGTTTGTGGACCTGACAGATACTCCTGCCAACTACACTGGAGCATCGTTCAAAATAGTCCGCGTGAACGAGGGTTCAGAGGGGAATGGTACGGGACTGGAGTTCGTGACATTCTCTAGTACCTATCTGGAAGATTCTCCGACTGAGAACCTACAGACCAAGGCGCCGTCCTCGAAGTGGGCTTATGGCCACGCGGCGGCCACGACTGGTGTACACGGCGCCGGAGTGAACACGCTGCTCCACAGCGGATCAACGATTGACGGCGGGACTCTGTCGTAGAAGGGGGGACGATGGAATACGAGGCAACGGTGACACGGGACGGGGAGGACCAAGGCGAGGCCCTCCTGTCTGTGGATGACCTGGTGGCGAAGATCGGCGAACTTACTGTCGAGATCATGCACACCAAGCGCCTGCTCGACAAGACGAAACGCGAAGCAGCGGAGAAGGTTGCGGCGGCAGCGATGGCCGAGAGTAAGGCTCAGGCCACCGCTGCCGAGGCTAAGACCAAATTGGAGCAGGCGGAGAAGTACAAGGCGTCACACGATGTCTTGAGTTCCAAGTACAATGAGCTTTCCGAGATTCACGGCAAGGCCAGGACCGAGCTAGCCTCAGCACAAAAGAAGGTCGGCGAGCTTGAGGCCAAGGTGGGTTCCCTAAACGAAACCATCGCTCACCTGCTTGCGGAACGCGACGCTCTGAAGGTGCAGGTAGAGCAAGCGGGGAAGCCGGAGCGCCGTAAGAGATAGGAGGTGTGATGGCGAACACGATACTGATCAAGCGCGGCACCAAGGCACAGATAGAAGCTGGCGAGCTTAGCCACGGAGAGCCAGCCATCTCTACGGACTACGATCAAGTGTACGTCGGGACTGCCGCCTCTAAGGTTAGGCTCGCTTCGGCATCAGAGATCCCGGCGTTCGCCACCCCGTCAATCTCACTCGGAACATCAGCTGCAGCTGGAGATGCGACTACAGTCATCAGATCAAACTCGACCATCGCTGCATTTGATGCGACAGCACCGTCGACTCAGGCATTCGGTGATACTGCTTCGACTGGAGAAGCCACGGTGGCGGCGAGACGGGACCACAAGCATGGGATGCCAGCCGAGCCGATCAACGCGCTCCTGGAGGCCAAGGGAGACATTATCAGCGCGAGCGCAGCCCACACGAAGGGGCGGCTCGCTGTAGGATCAGATGGCCAGGTCCTGACCGCAGACGAGGCCTCGGCGCTGGGCGTCAAGTGGGCGGCTGTAGGCGTCCCAACGCAGATGCTGCATAGGATTCTACTGGGGGTGAGATTCCTTGGCTGATACGCTAAAAGTGTTTGAGGGAGCTATGACTACTTCGGAGGCCGCTATCCAGTCGGGCGGTAGTGACTATACCCCAGCGTCGGGGAGGGCTCTGATCATACAGGGCCTCTGGATCTACAACGCCAACGCAGCGGCCAAGTACGGGAATGTAAAGGTGGGGACGACGCTCCTGTCCGGGGACGAGCAGATCCCGTCCAAAGGGACGCTGCTAATGACGGACCTGAACCTGCCACTGTTGGCATCCGAGAAGATCTACGTGAAGGGAGAGGTCGCAACGGACCTGAAGTACCGGCTGTGGGGGGTCGAGATCGATGCCTAGGATATTGCTCCCCCAACGCGGAATCATGCAGGATCGGATGTTCGATGAGTGGGCCGGTCCACTCATCGCCCGTGGCGATACGAAACCGCTCCTGGCTAAAATATCGATGTTGGCAACCAGCAGACGGGAGATGGATAGGGTAGCAGCCTCTACTCAGGCAATAGAGGCAGTAGCAGCCTCCGCTGTGGCGATGGATGCTGTGGCAGCCTCCGCTGCGGCGATGGATGCTGTGGTAGCCTCCTCTGTGGCGATGAACGCCATCTTTGCATCGCTCACCGGACGGACTCTCATTTTCACAACTGCTTATCCCGATACCCTGTGGGGTAGCTCTACGGCGATTACCTCGTTCGCTACGTACCTGAATGGCTTGACGCGGTCTCTTGGGACCGGAGCAATGGCAGTCAAGATCACGATGCCGATTGACGGATCTCTTGTCAGCGCAGTCAGCAGCATCTATAGCCGATCTACCTCCACTAAAGTTGACTACGACACACGGATCATGAAGGCGTCACCGTCAGAAAACAGCATCATGAATGCTACGGACGTGACTGCATGGACGGAATACAGCGGCACTATCGCCTCAGACGACACTGGGATCATCTTCGACGTTGAAGTAGCTTACAGCACTTACGTTACATTTGTTGTGTCTAGAGTGAACGAAGCCACGTACAACAACGTGATTTCTATGAGTTATAATGGTACCACAAACCCGCATTACTTCTACAAGATGCGATTCACACGGAGGACGTAGGTGGCGCAGG